AATAAACTACGATCATCAAAATTACTACGATCATCCATGGGAAATCGAGGCCCACGGTCGCGAACGAGGCCTATTTTTAAGATGGTTTGTTGAAAGTAAGTGGAAAAAATGCCGTTGGGTTGATTATTGAAAGTTAATTCTCTATAAATAGAATTACTGCATACTAATTTTATGGGAATTATGATTAATTTAAAATCCTTTTCAGCATTTTTACTAGAAGCTACAAATTTAACACCGGGAGAACTTAAAAAGTCTGCAACCGGTGGACCTAACGCCGGCCAAGACCGACTTGATATTTTATCAGATATTGTTAAGAAACAAGATCCCCTTGAGTTAATGAAAGGTGGAACAGTAGTTGTTTCAAATACTCAAGAAGTTTTAGCCTCTATTGAACAGTTTAAAAAAGATGGAAAGTCTTTTTCTTTTCAAGGTTCGGATGGAAAAACATATTCAACATCAGATCTTAAAAAATCAAAGGCCTTCGGTGGGGGAGCTGGTGCAGGTGGAGGTACTAAGCAAACTGCTATTGGAGAAGCTGCACAGTGTTTATGGCTAGCTTCGCTTTTAGGAGAAGGGCACGATAAACCAATTGATTACTTTACTGATGATATTTTATCAAAATATTTCAAGAAAATTTCAGTCGGTAAAACATCTTTAAAAGAAATATTAGATATAGATGATGGCTGGAAAACATCATCACACTTAACTGCGCAATTCGCTGTCTCGAAAAACATGGTTGATAAAGATATGGTATTCCATAGAGATGACGATGTCATGAAGAGTGTTTATAAAGCAAAAAACATAGCATTTAAAAATAATGATTTTAAACCGCTAACTGATGATAAATGGAATCCAGGTGATATTTGGGCTGTTGAAAGAGGGTTTAGCATATCAGAGCTTAATACTTCAACTGTTGAATCGTTTAATGACGATATATTAGACCTATATCTTCAAAAGCGCTTAGTTGGCATTTCATTAAAGAAAGTTGCTCGCGGTGTTCAAGCTGTTGAAAAAAATGTCGAAAGGCCTCCTCAGACACAAGATTATAAATTTACTGGTGGTCATATTAAAGCCTTAAAAAGAGGAGAATGGTATACTACAAAAGCCAACTATATAACATTCGAAGGAGGGCAAGTTGATTTAAGAGCGAATAGTGCATTTGGTGCTCATAAATCTGAAATTAAAGGAAAGGGAGCACGGGGTGGTGGTGCATCATGGGGAGTTATGCAAGATGCTGCGGTAAGAATTTATGGAAAATCAAATCAGCTTCCGAAAAATAGTTCCCTTAAAAAGGAATCTCAAGCAATAGCTAAAGGTGATAAAAGAGCCATTGCTAAATTTACTAAAATGCTTCAAGTTTTCGATAGAAGCATTTCAGAATCAGATGTTATAAAGGAGTTAGAAAATAAGAAAAGAGATGCTGCAGTTTGGATTCATGGAAAACTTGGCGGACTTTATGTTTTAAATCTTATTCAAAAGGGAGGAAGAAAAGCAAATGAATTTATTACACAATTAGTAAATTATGCTGGAAGTTCAACTTCAGATTCTAGCGCTTACGTAATATTAAAAGAAAAATAATGAAATCATTTATAGAACATCTTAGTGAAGCAGAATACGATGGCCGAAAGGTTACTTTAAATAAGCCATTTCGTTCTGACGATAAAAAGAAAAAGTTTTACGTTTATGTAAAGAACGAAAAGGGCAACATTATAAAACTTGGCTTTGGAGATCCTAATATGGAAATCAAACGTGATGATCCAGGCCGTTTAGCTGGATTTAGAGCGCGCCACCAATGTGATACAGATCCCGGACCGAAATGGAAAGCACGTTACTGGTCATGTAAGTTTTGGGAGAAAGGTAAAACTGTAACAGACTTATTGGATAGTGTTGACATGGATGAAACTATACTAGAAGCATCTCGCGCTGGTAAAAACACACATATGACACATATTGAAGATCGTGTTATTTACGGCGGTGTTAAGGGAGCAAGGGAATCAATTCTCGCTCTTCGTTCTTTAAGAGATATGTTAGCTGGTAAAGTTAATTCTTCAACTGATGTTACTGAAAAATGGGATGGTGCACCTGCTGTATTTGCCGGAATTGATCCTTCAGATGGTAAGTTTTTCGTAGCAAAAAAGGGTATTTTTAATAAAGATCCAAAGGTGTATAAATCAGAAAAGGATGTCAGAAATGACACATCTGGCGACTTGGCTGACAAATTAGTAATAGCATTCAATGAACTTAAAAATCTTGGTATTGAAAACGTTATTCAGGGAGATCTTATGTTTACAAAGGGAGACCTTGAACCTGAAACTATCGACGGAGAAAAGTATATTACCTTTCAACCTAACACACTCGTATATGCAGTACCTACCGGTTCTGATTTAGCAAAGACAATTTCAAAGGCTAATTTAGGAATTGTGTGGCATACAACTTACAAAGGTAAAACCTTTGAAACTATGACTGCATCTTATGGTGTAGACGTTTCTTCTCTTAAAAAGAAATCAAGTGTTTGGCAAAAAGATGCTGGACTTGGATTTAAAAATCTTTCTGGTACTGCAACATTAACTAAAGCAGATACTGATGAAGTTACTGAGCAACTTTCAAAAGCTGGTAAAATTTTCCAAAAGATTAAGTCAACAACTCTTAACGAGCTAGAAAATAATCCAGAACTTGCTACTAAAATTGAGACATTCAACAATACATTAGTAAGAAAGGGTGAGCGTATTAAAAGTACTGCAAAACATGTAAATGATCTTATTGCTTGGTTTGATAAGCGGTATAAGAAAGAATACGACAAGCGCAAAAGTGATAAAGGCAAAGAAAACGTTCGTAAAAAGCAGGAAGAAGAAATGAGATTCTTTTCTAAAGAAAATAGAAAAAACCTCGATATGATGTTTCAGCTAATGAATGCAATTGTTGATGCCAAGTTGATTATTATAAATAAATTAGATAAGTTAAAAGAGATTGACACCTTCGTTAGAACGAAAAAAGGTTTTAAAGTAACAGGTTCAGAAGGATTTGTTGCAATTGATTATAATACTAACGGCGCAGTTAAACTAGTTGACAGATTAGAATTTTCTACTAATAATTTCTCACCAGATGTTATAAAAGGTTGGGAAAGATAAAAAAAATAAATAGCAAACAAAACATGAATACTCCAAAAGAAGACGACCTACTAAAGACCGTAAAGGCAATGTATGAGCTAAAAGAAATTAAAGCACCTCGCGCTGATCGAGTTGTTACTAACGTAATGACGAAACATGTTGATTACTTTGACGCTCCCGCTTACGAAGATCTACTTTATCGTTTAGCCTTAAAAACTAAAAATGATTCAGAAGAGATCGAAGATCCAGCATTTGCGAGTGCAGCCAAGCATCTTATGCAAGCATGGAAAGCCTATTCTAGTAGGTCTGGTAATTAAAGTATAGACTCCTTATTGGGGTTGGGAAAGATGAAAAAAATAAACGATATTAAAGGATTTAAGCAGTTTAATGAAGACAGCGTAAAAGGAGTAGTCTTTACGTTTGGAAGATTTAATCCACCCACTGTTGGGCACGGTAAGCTTATAACCAAGGTAGCTGCAGCAGCTATTGGAAATCAATATCGTATATATGCTTCGCAATCAAACGATTCTAAAAAGAATCCTCTTAAATATAAAGAGAAAATTCGCGTTATGCGTAAGATGTTTCCAAAACATGGAAGAAACATCATTGAAGATAAAAATGCAAAAACTGCATTACACATTGCTTCTATTTTACACGATCAGGGGTTTACTAAGATGACCATGGTTGTTGGTTCTGACCGCATAAAAGAGTTCCAAAAACTTCTTAAGAATTATAATGGCGTAAAAGGTCGACACGGATTTTATGATTTTAAAGACGGTATAGAAGTTATATCAGCAGGTGAAAGAGATCCAGATGCAGAAGGTGTTGAAGGAATGAGTGCTTCTAAAATGCGCGCTGCAGCAATTGACGGTGACTTTAAATCATTTAGCCAAGGATTGCCAAAGGAATACGGAGAAGATATGACATTGTTCAATCTAATTCGAAAGAGGATGGGATTGAAGGAAATGGTTTCCTTTCGTAAACACGTCCAGCTTCCAAGTCTTTCGGAGAAAAGAGAGCAGTATATTTCAGGCGAAATATTTAATGTAGGAGATACTGCAATCACTGAGTCTGACGAAGAAATATTGATTAAAGAAAGAAAATCAAATTACATTATTGATTCAGAAAATAAAAAATATTTCGTTGAAAAACTTAAGCCGGCATATAAGAAAGGTTTATCAAAATCAACAAGTTCAAAACGCCAAGCGCAGTTTAATAAACAGACAAAAATGGATGATGATGATCCGAATGCTTATAAACCTGCACCTGGAGATGCTCGGGCAAAGACAAAGGTTTCTAAGCACACAAAAGCATACCATAAAAAATTTGGTAAAAAAGAAGGTTTGGATCAAGGTACAGATGAGTTAATTAAAGCATATAAAAAGCTTACACCGCTCGAAGAAAAACAACTTGCCGCTCTTAAGAAAAAAGCAAAAGAAACTGGTATGCCATACGGCATATTAAAAAAAGTATTTGATCGTGGTATGGCTGCATGGAAATCCGGCCATCGTCCAGGAGCAACTCCTCATCAATGGGCGTATGCACGAGTCAATTCTTTTGTTACAAAAAGTAAAGGCACGTGGGGTGGAGCAGATAAAGACTTAGCAGCAAAGGTTAAAGAATCTGTTAAAGAAGAAGCTAAATGTCCTCCTGCAACACAAGATTTAAAAATAAACACAAAAAACCGAGATGCAACAATTAAGGAATATAATTATGGTCCTTTAAATGTTGATGAACCTGGTGATTACTGGAAAAAAATCGCTGAATATTGGAATACAACAGAAGAGGCCGCTAAAAAATCAGTGTGTGCTAATTGTGTTGCATTTGATATTTCAGAAAGAATGAAAGATTGTATGCCTGGTGAAACATCTGATAAAGATGGTGAACTTGGTTATTGCTGGATGCACCACTTCAAATGTCATTCTGCAAGAGCTTGTCATACATGGGCAAAGGGTGGACCAATTGATGACGACAAAAAATCACTGGATTGGCAAGACCGCTCAAGTTTAGAAGAAAAGCTTATTAAGCCATCTCCGGCGATCAAGCAGAAGCTAATAAAGATTGCCGGACTTACTTCTAAAGCTGCAGAAAAGATAATGGGGTTGCCTCAGCCAATGCTGACAACAGTTATCAATCAGCTTCTTATGTCCGATGTTCAGTATGAAGAAAAGGCACCTTTGAAAGAAGGTCCTGGGAAATATAAAGGAGAAACTTGGGAAGATGGTTTTGAAAGGAGAGTTGTAAAAACAACAAACCCTGAGCATAAAGAAAAAGGTTACAAGTGGCGTATTAAAGGAAAGGAGAGAGATGAAATTTCGATCAAGCTTTATAAGAAAAAGCCTGATTTTAAAGAATTTGAAAAACAAATGAAGAGGGTTGCGGGACACGAGTTTGGAGGCTAAAAAATATAAATAACTATTATTCTAATGGGAGATATGAATCAATCAGATAAAACTAGACTAGACCGCATTGAAGAAAAAATTGATAGAATGTCAGAAGCAGTAATTGCTTTGGCCAGAGCCGAAGAAAAAATTATTTCCCTCGACGAGACTACACGAATGATTTTACGAAAAATGGTTAGCCAGGATGAAAGACTACGTAAGGTAGAAAATATACAACACGATAATGAAACTACAATAAAGACTATAAAGTCTATTGTATGGACTACAATATCTGCACTAATTACTACAGCCGTTGCTGCTTTAGCATGGCTTTTTACTGGAACCAAATGAAAAGCTTTAAACAATATCTTACTGAAAAACCATTGACGCCTTCTCAACGGATTGATAGAAGTCGTCAGATGAAGAGAATAATGCCTAAGATAAAAAAGAAGCGTGAAATAGCAATGCGTAAAAAAGCTTCACCAGATCAATTAAAAATGCGCGCTCAAAAGAAAGCCATTGACGTTGTCCGTAAAAAATTTGTTCCTGATGGTCAAGATTATGCGACCATGTCATATGCCCAGAAGATTCAGCTTGATAAAAAGGTTGAAAAGAAAAAAGGACTCATTAAAAAACTTGCAAAAAAATTAATGCCACAAATTAAACGTTCGGAAGCAGAGCGTTTAGAAAAATTAAAATCTAACAAATAACTATAAATCAAAAAAACTATTATGAAACCACAAGACCAAGAACTCGCCAATATCGCAGAAGCGGCAAAGCGTGTTATGAAAAAGGAAACTGAAGTTCAGCCTAAAGACAAAGACTTTGTTGATCTCCATTCGATTGATAAAGAAAAGCGTCGTGGCTCAACTCCTCTTACAGAAAAAGACATCGAAGAAGCAAATGAATTTACCAAAGCTGCTGCTAAAGCCGCAGTTGCAGGTGACGACGAATTTGAATTTGATGGTAAGAAATATCCAACTG